AGATATTTATAATTAATGAGTGCTAATGTCAAGAAATATTTGTATCTATTGGTTAAAACCCATTCTGTAACTGGAATGAGATATCTTTGTAAGAGAGTTACTACTAGTGATTCCAAAGCTATTTCATATAAAGGTTCCGGAACAAGATGGAATAACCATTTAAAAGTCCACGGAAAACATATAAATACAGAAATAATTGCTAAATATGATTTAGATAGAATTGAAGAATTTAGTAAGTTGTGTATAGATTATAGTAACAAATTTGATATAGTTAAAAGTGGCGATTGGGCAAATTTAATCATTGAAACGGGTAAACCCGGAACTAAAATAGATATTTATTCTGGTGATAAAGGAACTTTTTTTGGAAAGAAACACACCGAAGAAACAAAAGAAAAAATAAGTATTGCAAATCGTGGAGATAATAATGTAATGCGTAGAAATAAGATTGCTTTAGAAAAGATGATTTTGACAAAAAATAAACCGGAAAATAAAGAAAAACAAAGATTGATTGCAATTGAAGTTAATAGTAGACCTGAAGTAAAAGAAAAGATAAGACAATCAAAATTAGGATTAAATAATCCAGCTGCAGATAAAAATATTTATACACTCAAAAATAAATTTAATGGAGATATTATTAATGGTACACGATTTGATTTAATTGAACAAATGAAAAAATTAAATAGTAACAATCCATCTATTAATATATTAACAAATGGAGACATTGGTTATTTCTTAAAAAAAGACAGAGTTGTAAAAAACGTGAAAGGGTGGACTAAGATATGAGTGCTAATCTTGACTCCGATAGGGTAAGATGGCCTGGAAGTGGTAGCAGTGTTACCCAAGACACTGTGCCATTTGGTTATTACTTAAGCGAAAGTTGCAACACAGGATCTGGCGAAACTACATTTGAAAACGATTGTAGTAGCAGCGCTATGTGGGCAGCGAAACGTTTGGGGTATCCAATCATCGATATAGAAATGATCGATGTTAATTTTTACGCTTGTTTTGAAGAATCTGTATTGGAGTATAACCGCGTTGTTAATGAATTTAATATCGTTAATAATATGGTTAATTTACAAGGTTTACCTCAAGCTAAATACAGCAATTTAACAGGACTAGGTGTAAAAAGTACAGGTTTACCTTTTACAATTCAATTGAGTAAGCAATACGGAGCAGAAGCACTTGTTGGTGGCGAAGTTGAAGTTAAACGTAATTATGTAACTATTAGTGGAAGTATCAATCCATCTGCTACCAATCAGGTGTATGACTTAAACATACTAATTGGCCGAGACATTGAACATTTAACTGGTTCTCGTATAGAAGTAAAAAGAGTATTTCATCATCGACCCCCAGCTATTGCACGTATTTATGATCCATTTAGTATGACAGGTATGAGTTACAGCAACGTACTCAGTGAAATGGGATTCAGCGCATATAGTCCAGCTACACAATTCTTGATGACTCCTATATTCGAAGATTTGGAACGTGTACAAGCTATCGAATTCAATGATATGGTTCGTAAAAGTGCTTACAGCTTTGAAATTCTAGGCAACAACAAGTTGAGAATATTTCCAATTCCAACTGATAATTTCAGAGTGTATATAGATTACATCGTTGAAAGTGAACGTGATATTACTAACTTTTATAGCGGATCTCGTTATGAATATATAAGCGATCCAAGTGATATTCCATATGAATACTGTACATACTGTAAGGTAAATCAGCCTGGTAAACAGTGGATTAAAAAATATTTCTTAGCGTTGTGTAAGGAAACATTGGGTCGTATTCTTCAAAAATATAGTACCGTACCAATTCCTGGCGGCGAAGTAACTCTTGATGGTGCTGAACTTCGTTCTGAAGCTAAAGAAGAAAAAGATTCATTGCTTGAAAAACTAAGAGATATGTTGGAAAAGACGCTTCGTGTTAATCAATTGGAAAATAAAGGAAAAGAAAGTGAAGAAATGAATAAGATGTTGTCCCGTGTACCTTTACATATTTATATAGGATAAAACATATGGCAGCACCTGTATCTCCACAGTATCCAAAAACCGATCCAAAATTTAAACAATATTGGACATCAACTCGTAAAGATGTTGGCATTTACAATAACAATTATTCGCCTGGAAGATATTTTTCTCCAAGAGACATAAACTTCTTGGGTAGTGTAAACTCGGAATTAATAGGTGATATAATCGAATGTGTTGTTCAAGTATTTAAGATTGCTGCTTATGAAACCAATACCAATATTTATGGCGAAAGTAGCAGTGATAAAGGTAAAATTTTCTATTCAGGCATTGATTTAAGTTGTCTTGTGCAACGTGAAGACATAACTGCCGATGGATCTCAGGGTTATGGTCCTGATAGAAAACAAGATATCGTTTATAGATTTAGAGAACGTGATTGTATTACCACCAATTATTTTCCAGAAATTGGAGATTTGGTTCTGTATAATGAACGTTATTACGAAATTGATAATGTTGTTCAAGAGCAATTCTTGGGTGGACATCCAGATAAGTCTTGGAGTTTGATTGTTAATACACATTACACAAGACTAAGTAAACTTAACCTCGTAGAAAGACAAACATAATTTATGGCTTGGGGTCCAAATAATAATGTAAATCCGCCGCCAAATCCGATTGAAAACGCATCGGCTCAATCAGATGTTAAAAAGCTTTATAATAGAGCCAACGCAACTCGCCGTGACACTGATAAAGAGAAGAATTTCACAGTCACTTTATTAGACGTTGATACAGCTATTATTAATACTTTAAACAATACACTCAGACTTCAAGTTAATGATAATGGTGAAGTTGTAAAAGTGCCAGTTATATACGGCAATCCAGAAAGATGGTTTGCTATGAAAAAGTTTGGCAATATTAGAGATAACCAAGGCAAAATATTGTTGCCAGCCATAATGATTCGTAGAAAAAGTGTTGAGAATAACAAAGATCTTGCAACATTTAATCGTTATTTAAATTATGAAACTATAATGAATTATAGCGAGAAGAATAAGTATGACCGGTTCGATTTAATGAATAAAGGCGTATTTCCAAGTAAGCCAACCAAACAGATTTATAGTGTGAGTTTGCCAGTTCAAGTAAATATAACATACGAATGCATCATTTGGACCGATTATGTAGATCAAAATAATAAACTATTGGAACAAATAAACTACGCAGCTAAAGACTACTGGGGTGATGCAGAGAGATTTAAATTTAGAGCTAGAATAGATAGTTATAGCATCGAACAAGAAGTTAACGACGGTGAAGATCGTAATATCAAAACATCATTCGATATAAATGTCAACGCTTACTTGCTAAATGATAATTATATAACAAATTTAAACGGGGTAAAAAATACCACTCAAAAGCTATTTACTGTAAGAAAAGTAATGTTGCAAGAAAATGCTGTAGCTAGTGCTGGAGAAATGAGTGCAATTGAACATAATGTTATTAAAAACAGTAGTAATCTAAAAGATAGTCCATTGGATTACACAGATGTAACAGGTCAAGGTACAATGGCACTAAAGCCAAATGAAGTAACCAATTTGGATGGTTATAATAAAATACCATCAAATTATCAAAATACAATTAATACTCCATTTCACCCAGCTCCTAAATCCATCACTGATTATGGAGAAAATGGTTGGTTAGCTTATGATAGTAAATATATTTATGTATATCAATATCCATCGGGGTGGTTAAAAAGAGAAATATCTACATTTGATTATGATTATAGTAGTCAAACTTATATAAGTGGTTATGACTGTAATGGTAATCCCATATACACTACAGCTAATAGAAGACCTATAAATACAGCTTTTAGAATATTTCAAAGATTTCCTGATAAATTCTATCATCAAGTACCTTATCAATCAAGTGACTATGGAGAAGATGGCTGGGTAAGCTACGACGGTAATTATTTTTATATTTATAGTACAGGTCAATGGAGACGAATACCAATTTCTCTATTTAACTAAATATAGTTAATATTTATATTTTTTTAACACTATGTAGACGCTACTTAGTTGTTTTTGTTATATTTATAAGAAATGTCAACATTGAAAAAAGATCCATGCGAAGTTGCTCCATTAAAATTGGATAATGCTTTGTATGACTATAAAAAATTAACAGCGACTTTTAAAGATCCTACTACACCTCTGTTTCTTAAAATAATTGAAGAATTACGTGTTATCATTAATTGTAATGCCAATTTACAAAAAAATACACAGTCCATACAAGAATTTTCCTGTAATCAAAAAACAGATACATGGGTATATAATCATAATTTAAATTCGGAATTTGTATTGTTCATTGTATATGATCAAAATTTTAATCAAATAATACCTGAAAGTGTAACTTTAAACAATAAAAATACAGCCACAATAAAATTTTCATTTCCTGCATGTGGTTATGTTTTTGCTATAGGTAGTAATGTAAGCACAAGCGGTACATCTGGAACAGGTACAAGTGGTACTAGCGGTAGTAGCGGCGAAAAAGGTTCAGCTGGAACAAGTGGTACCAGCACCACAAGTGGTACCAGCGGTATAAGTACATCTTCAGGAACAAGTGGTAGTAACGGTACCAGTGGAACTAGTGGAGAAGGAGGTAGTAGTGGTGAAAGCGGTGGATTTGGTACAAGTGGTACCAGTGGTGAAGACGGAAGCAGTGGTACAAACGGCAGTAGTGGTATTTTAGGAGGAACAAATGGTACAAGTGGTACCAGTACCACAAGTGGTACAACCGGAACAGGAGGTACCAGTGGCACAAGTGGAAAATCAGGTTCTTCAGGTACAAGTGGATCATCTGGTACGAGTGGTAGCAGTGGATCGTCCGGTACAAGTGGTAGCAGCGGATCTAACGGTACCAGTGGTACAAGCGGTACAAGCGGTACAAGCGGTACAAGCGGTACAAGTGGAAGTAGTGGAACAAGTGGAAGTAGCGGAACTAGTGGAACTAGTGGAACAAGTGGCACAAGTGGAACCAATGGAACAAGTGGAAGTAGCGGATCAAGTGGATCAAGTGGAACAAGTGGAAGTAGTGGATCAAGTGGAACAAGCGGCACTAGTGGTAGCAACGGAACAAGTGGTACTAGCGGTACAAGTGGTTTAAGTGGCAGCAGTGGAAGTAATGGTACAAATGGTACAAGTGGAACAAATGGAACAAGCGGAACAAGCGGAACCAGTGGTACAAGCGGCAGTAGTGGTTCCAGTGGTTCAAGTGGAAGCAGCGGTAGTAGTGGTAGCAACGGAACAAGTGGATCCAGTGGGACAAGTGGTACAAGTGGGACAAGTGGATCCAGTGGAACAAGTGGATCCAGTGGTACAAGTGGTAGTAGTGGTTTAAGCGGAAGTAGCGGCACAAGTGGTACTAGCGGTACAAGTGGTTTAAGTGGCAGCAGTGGAAGTAACGGTACTAATGGTACCAACGGTACAAGTGGAACAAGTGGTACCAGCGGAACAAGTGGAACAAGTGGATCAAGTGGTACCAGCGGTAGTAGTGGTTCAAACGGGACAAGTGGTAGTAATGGAACAAGTGGCACTAGTGGGTCAAACGGCACTAGTGGAACAAGTGGCACTAGTGGAACAAGTGGCACTAGTGGTACAAGTGGTACAAGTGGTACTAGTGGATCAAGCGGAAGTAGTGGAAGTAGTGGAAGTAGTGGAAGTAGTGGAACAAGCGGTACTAATGGAACAAACGGAACAAGTGGTACGAGTGGTACAAGTGGTACTAGCGGTACAAGTGGTACAAGTGGATCAAGCGGACTAAGCGGGTCTAGTGGTAGTAGTGGAAGCAGTGGTACAAGTGGAAGTAACGGTACCAGTGGTACAAATGGTACTAGCGGAACCAGTGGTACAAATGGTACAAGTGGAACTAGTGGTACGAGTGGAACTAGTGGTACAAGTGGTACAAGTGGTAGTAACGGCACCAGTGGCAGTAGTGGATCAAGCGGATCTAGTGGAAGTAATGGAACAAACGGTACAAGTGGCACCAGCGGAACCAGTGGTACAAGTGGTACTAATGGCACAAGTGGTAGTAGTGGTACCAGTGGAAGTAGTGGTAGTAGCGGCACTAGTGGCAGTAATGGTACAAGCGGTTCAAATGGTACAAGTGGTTCAAATGGTACAAGTGGTTCAAACGGTACGAGTGGTACGAGTGGTACAAGTGGTACGAGTGGTACAAGTGGGACTAGTGGTACAAGCGGGACCAGTGGTACGAACGGTACAAGTGGCAGTAGTGGTTTAAGTGGAAGTAGCGGTTCTTCCGGTAGTAATGGAACTAACGGAACCAGCGGAACCAGTGGTACAAGTGGTACTAATGGTACAAGTGGTAGTAGTGGAACTAGTGGAACTAACGGTACTAGCGGCACAAGTGGTACTAACGGCACAAGTGGTTCAAGTGGTTCAAGTGGAACAAACGGAACGAGTGGAACAAACGGAACTAGTGGAACTAGTGGAACTAACGGTACTAGCGGTACAAGTGGTACTAGCGGTACAAGTGGTACAAGTGGTACAAGTGGTACTAGCGGATCAAATGGTACAAGTGGTTCAAGTGGATCAAATGGTACAAGCGGAAGTAGTGGTTCAAGTGGTACAAGTGGTACAAGTGGAACTAACGGTACTAGCGGCTCAAACGGAACCAGTGGATCAAGTGGTAGTAGTGGTTTAAGCGGAAGTAGCGGCACAAGTGGAACGAGTGGTACAAGTGGTAGTAATGGCACAAGCGGCTCAAATGGAACCAGTGGTACAAGCGGTACAAGTGGATCAAATGGAACTAGTGGCACAAGTGGTACAAGCGGCACAAGTGGATCAAATGGTACAAGCGGAAGTAGTGGTTCAAGTGGTTCAAGTGGTACAAGTGGAACTAACGGTACAAGCGGCTCAAACGGAACCAGTGGATCAAGTGGTAGTAGTGGTTTAAGCGGAAGTAGCGGCACAAGTGGAACGAGTGGTACAAGTG